CTGAAAGTTTATGCGTGCGTGCGTCAGATGTCTGCGACAAAGACGATGCTGACATTCCAGCAGGCCGACATCATCGGACTTGACATCGAATTCAGAAGCGTCAACGTCGAATACAACTGCGTCATCTGGCAAGGTCACGTTCTGCACTTTTCGCAGCCTGAAAGCATCGACATGCGCGGCTGGCTGACGCATCTGACGGCCTGGTATCACGTCGACAATCCGTCTGTGTAGTTATGGCACGCACTGGCAATCACGTCTGGGTAGAAGGCGAAGACCGCTTGTTTGCGAACTTCGACCGTCTGCTGTTCGTTGACATGCAGAAAGCAGCGAAGAAAGGTCTTCAGACTGCTGGCATGCACGTCATCGCAGATGCGCAGCGCAACATGCGCACAGCCGGACACAATCACGGCACGCTGAACAACACCGGCCGTCTGTCGCAGTCTGGGCGCGTGCAGAATGTGCCGAACACAGAAGAAGTCGAAATCGGATTCTTCAGCGACAGCGCACAGCGCGGCTATGCCGCTGCGGTCGAATACGGCAGCCGCGCACACTGGGCGCCAGTGCAAGACATTCGCGCCTGGGTGCAGAAGAAGCTTCGCGCAGACCGCAAGAAAATCAACAGCATCGCGTTTCTTATCAATCGCGCCATGTCGAAGAAGGGAACGAACGCACACCCGTTCTTCGCGCCGGCTGTCGAAAAGAACAAGCGCAGAATCAGCAGCGCAATCGCAGACGCGATTCGCAGTGTAATAGACAAAGACCGCAACTGATATGTCAAAGTTTACAAGCGCACTTGCATCTGTCTTCAAGATGATTCGCACGGCACTGACGCGCGAAGGCGTGAAGATTGGCGGCACGGCGAACATGCCGCGCGTCGAAATTCACAGCGTCGTCGAAGATGCGCCACAGACGAAAGACAACGCAGTGCGGTCTGTCACTTGCACGATTGAATGCGTCAGCGGCGAAAAGGTTGCTGACATCGTCAGTCTTCTTGAAGGCAACGTCGACAAGCTGTTCGCAGATGCCGGTCTGTCGCTTGAAGGCTACGACGTCATCGGCATTATTCCTGGGCAGATCCGTCTGTTTGACGAACAAGAAGCGCAAGACAGCACGGCCGTCTTCTATCGTGTACTGCAAGACGTCACTGTCTGGGTAGAGAAAAACAACGCAGCTGCCGACAACGGCAGCGATGAATCACAAGAATAAATTCGCACACTATGGCAAAGCAACTTGGCAATCACATCAAGGCGTACATTCGCTGCGAAAGCGTCGAAGATTCGCTTGACGTCTACACTTGGCTTGGCGGCGAACAAAGCAACAGCGTCAATCGCACTGCTGAAGCCGTCGAAGTCAGCGACAAGTCTGACGACTGGGCGCAGTTCATTGCTGGCAAACGCGGCGCGACGATTGAAATCACTGTCTTCGCAGACGCTGACGATGCTGCGCAGCTTGCTTCGATTGAAGCGCTTGTCGCCGGCGCGCGTGTCGAATATGCAATCGGCGGCATCAATGAAGACGACGACAAACCCGAATTCGGCGAATCCGGCGTCGCAATCATCACGGCTGTCAGCGACACAAACGACTTCGGCAGCGTAGCATCACGGACAATCAGCTTGACCGCAACCGGCGAAAGCGTGTTCACGCCTGAATCTGAAGAATAATCATCAAAAATTCATACCACTATGGCAAAAGCACTTGGAAACACAAAGAAAGCCTACATCAAGGTAGGTTCTTCGTACACTTGGCTTGGCGGCGAACAGTCGAACAGTCTGAACCGCACCGCCGAAGCTGTTGAAATCAGCGACAAGTCGACTGACTGGGCGCAGTTCATCGCTGGCAAGAAGGGCGCAACCGTCGAAATCACTGTCTTCGCAGATCCAGCCGACAGCGCACAGAACAGCGCGCTTGCTGCACTTGCGGCCGGCACCGTCGTGAACTGGGCCGTCGGCACTATCACTGGATCATCTGTGTCTGCCGGCGACTACGGCGACGCAATCATCACTGCAATCAGTGACACGAATGACTTCGGCGGCGTAGCATCGCGCACTATCAGTCTGACTGTGACCGGCGCTGTGACGCATGTCTAAAAGCTGACACACTATGCGTTCACTACGAAGAACGATTCAAATCAGTGACGGCGTGAACGTGAATCTTCTGTTCACGCCGCACTTGTTCACATTCGAAGGTGTGCAGGGCGCATCGTTCGAACGCGAACACGCAGACGACGAAAGCGAAGCGCAGCGTTCAGCTGTCGTCTTCGAACTGTATGCAGACATCATGTTCGCAGCAGCGCTGAATGCCTGGGTTCTTGACGGCTGCGGAACTGTCGAAGATGCACCGTTCAAGCGCGGCGACTTTCATGCGTTCATGACAGCAGACCCGGAAAACTTCGGAAAAGCGCTGAATTTCGCACTTGAAGCGCTGACCGGCAAAACTGTTCAGCAGCTTATCAAAGACGCCGCACAGACAAAAGCAGACGCGAAAGAAACGAAGTCTGACGACAAGCCGGCAGAAGAACGTAAAAAAAAAGCGTTTTTCGGCTGGATTACGCGCAAATCGAAGCGTTTCTGATAGGCGACTGCGGTCTGTCTGAACTGCAAGCGGCGACGACTTCCGTTCACGAATTTCAGCTGCGTCTTGACGGCTTCGACCGTAGCAGGCGCATGCAGTGGGAACTGAAGCGCTGGGAAGTCTGGCAGCTGCTGTCGCCGCACTACAAACGCGGCCGCGCGCCACAGTCGCCGCAAGCGTTCTGCCGCTTCCCCTGGGAAACTGCCGCGAACAATCCTGACGACATCAAGCGCGCACTTGAATGCAGCCGCGTGACGGCAGAAGAAGCAGCTGCGCTTGACGCACTATTCAACAAGAAAAAGAAGCACTGATACAATGGGCAAGATTGGCGACCTTTGGGTCAAACTGGGACTAAAGAAGTCTGAATTCGACAAGGGAATGAACGACGCGAAAAAACAGACGTCGTCATTCACTGATTCAATCAAGGGCATCGGCGTGAAAGCCGCTGCTATCTGGGCGGCCGTCGGCGCCGGTCTTGTCGCGCTTGCTGACAAGTTCGCACATCATTCGCAGCGCTTCGGCGACTTGTGGGACAACACAATGTCGCGCATGAAAACCGCCTGGAACACGTTCTTGACTGCGCTGACGAACTGGGACTGGAACGGCTTCGGCAAGCGCATCGGCGACGCGATGTCGGCGGCCGGCCGCAGTCAGGCGGCACACGACGCCGATTTCGAAGTTCAGAACAGCATCAACATTCGCAAGTCGCAGATGCAAGACGAACTTGCGCAGCTTCAGATATTGATGCGCGACACGAAACTGACGTATGAACAGCGCGCCAAATATGCGAAGCAGTATCTTGACAAAATCAAGCCGCTATACGACGCAGAAATCGCGCAGCGTGAACGTGTGCGCGTCGCGGATCTGAACGAATATCTGTCGAAAGCAGGTCTTCAGCAAAACACGCGCAACCGCGATGCCGTTGAAAAGTTCTTCACTGAAGTCGCGCCGAACGACACGCTGCTGAACGCGCTTGACCAGTATTCGAAGCGCAACCAGGGCAAGAAGTACAAGATGACGGCCGAAGACCAGCGCATCGTCGACGACTTTCTTGCGCAGTTTGGCAACGATTACAGCACCAGCGCGGCGCTGACCGTTCTTGCTGAATTCTATCAGGGCAGCAGCGATGACGAAGCGAAGAAGGCCGTCGACGCTATCATCGCGGCAAACGCGGCACGCGCTGCATTCAACGAAGAAACGCGACGCATTCAGCAGATACAGAACAACGGCGCAGGCATCGACACGTCTGCAATCGACACTTCGAAACTGAAGCTGAAGCCGGAACAGCAGAAGCAGCTTGACCCGACAGAACAGCTGAAGAAGAATCTTGAAGAAGCCGGCGGCAACGTCGACTTACTGAAGCGCAAACTTGTCGACGGCGCGGATCTTGTCGCTGCTGGCTGGAAGAATGCCGGCAGCGCAGTTCAGACGCTGTTTTCGCAGATAATCGAAACGAAAGACGCCAGCGGCCAGGAAGTCAAAGTTCTTGTGTCGCCGATTCTGTCTGACGGCAGCATACTGTCGCCGGAAATGCTTGCTGACTACGTCAATCTGAATCTGCGCGGCGCAGAAAACATGATTGATGCCGACGCGCTGGGCATCGTTCTGAAGGCTGGCGTCGACGTCGACGAATCGTCGCAGCGCAAACTTGAACAGCTTGTGTCGCAGTTCTACGAAGGCGACATCGCATTGAAAGAATGGACTGACAGAATACGCGAAGCAGCAGAAATTGACGCGATGTTCGAACAGTCGATTCAAGAAATGCAAGAATCGCTTGACGCCGACATTCAAGCACAGTTCGAAGAACAGCTGAACGCGATGCTTGACGAAATGGAACGCGCAGCAGAACGCGCGCGTCAGCTGTCAGAAGACTTTCATGACGCTATCATCAGCGGCTTCAGTGCCGGCTGTCAGGAACTTGCAGACCAGCTGTTCGGCTTGAAAGAAGTCAACTCGGGCGCAATCTTCGCGGCGCTGCTGACGCCGCTTGCAGACATGGCCGTCAAAGAAGGCGAAATTCTGATTGCAGAAGGCATCGGCGTCGAAGCGTGCAAGACTGCGCTTGAATCGCTGAACGGCTATGCGGCAATAGCAGCTGGCGCGACGCTTGTCGCAATCGGCGTCGCTGCGAAAGCCGGACTGCAAGCACTGGCCGGCAGCGGCGGCAGTTCGTCATACGCGACGACTTACAGCGGCGCTTCTTCAGCTGGCAATCAGACGCAGCTGATTGAAACCGAAATGACGATATATGTGAAGGGCGAAATCGACGGCAGCAACATCTTGCTGTCGGGACAGCGCACATCGAAGGATCTTGACAGATAGTTCATCATGGCATACATCAGCGGAACATACGGTCTGAAGTTCTACAAAGAACTGACGAATGAACGCGGCGTCACAGTACGTCTTGAAATACATCAGCGCAGCTGGTCTGGCAGAACGATTGAAATCGCGAAGCTGTCCGGCCTGAACTTCTTCATTCAGGGCAGTCAAGACGACGTTGACACACCTATCGTGAAGACGTCAGCGAAGTTCGGTCTTCTTGACAATCCGTTTGAACCAGGTCTTGACAGCGACGGCGAAAAGCGCGTCGACGGCCACTGGGTGCGCTTCACGAACTGGACTGAATTCTACACGCCTGATTCAACGCTGTATCTTGTGAAGCTGTTTCACAATGGCCGCGCGCTGTGGTCTGGCTACATCACGCCGGACAGCTATCAAGAAAGTCTTGACGCATTCGGCGTCATTCAGATAACTGCACGCGACAACCTGGGACACTTGCAAGACTTTGAATTCGACATGACCGGCGACAAAAACGGTCTTGTGAACATCTACAATCTTGTAGAAGCTGCGTTCAACAAGATAAACTTTCCGATGAACACAGCGTATCAAGACCAGGCAGACGACAACGAACTACGCAGCGAAGACGATGCAATCGGCGTTCGCGACCTATGTGTCAACGTGTCGGCGTTCGACGGCATGAACTGGTACGAAGCGCTTGAAGAAACGCTGAATTCTGTCGGCTGGTGCATGCGCTTCTGCGACGTGAACTGTTTTGAAGTCGGGCCGCTGCGACACATCGCACGCTATGGCTGGCGCATGGAAGACGACCCGCCGTCTGAAAACGTGCAATTCATCGGCCGCGGCAGCGGCACGCGCACATACGATCCAGCGTATCGCGAAATCGTCGAAACAATCGACTTCGGGCAGAATGACGACGTCGCGCCAGACATTATGTGCGCAAAATCTGGTTCACACACAGTCAGCAGCGAAAACTTCATCAGCGTGTTCGACCAGGACATCGTCGACCCATACGGACAAACGTCGCATCAAAAAAGCTACTTGTCGCGTTCTGCGCCAGACATAAGCGGCAGCACCGGCTTCAACTGGAAAGGCTGGGAATTTCTGCCAATCAGTCTTATCAGTGAAAACTACACGCTTCAAGACTACACAAAACAGACTGAAGGCGAATCAGCGAACGACTATGTCTATATTGCGGCAAATGTTGGAACGCTATCGCAAAGCGGGCCGGTTTGGTCAAGCGAAAATCACAGCTTCGGCCGCAAGGTACGTTCGACCGCACTGAAGCTTGTTCTGAAGCTGGCACCGCACCCGGCTGGCTTCGATGAAAACGGCAAACTTGGCGTCTATCCTTTCAACTTGAAATTCATCAAGTACAGCGTCTGGTATCGTAAGGACAACAGCACTGTTCGCTACTGGAACGGCAACTATTGGCAACAAGGGCATGTGACGCTGACAGAAGAACACGATCCACTGACAGAATCTGCCGACACGCTTGAAGTGCAGCTTCTTGAATGTCAGGAACTTGGAACATACGGCACGCTATATCTGACAATCGAACAAATCGTCTATCAGTCGACGTCGTACTGGTGGACTGTCGTCGGCGGTCAGCTTCAGTTGATGATTCAGGCCAGCATCGGCGTGTATGCGCGCGTCGAATCGCTGACGTTCGAATCGTCGCAGTCGACAAAGATGCGTTCTGATAAAGTGACGACGGTCGTCAATACGAAGAACAACGTTCGCTGCAAGCGCACGCCGCTGTTCGGCTGCTTGTCGCAGTCGTGCGGCTTTATCATGCCAGAGAACTACGAAAACGCATTCTACTACATCGACGGCGACGGCAACGTGCAGCAGGCGCCGTACAAATGGAAGTGGCAGACAGACACTGTGTCGCTTCCTTTCCCCGCGAAGATACATCAGCAGCTGTTGATGTTTCACTATTCGACGAAACAAGTGCTTGAAGGCGCAAGCCGTCCGTGTGACTACGAACGCGCCGGACATGACGGCGAACTTCGCTTCGACTGCACAATCGGCTACAAAGGCGTGCAGCATCTGTTGATGTCAGTCAATCACGACTTGCTGACTGACAGATTCACAGCGACGATTCTTCGCGACTTCAACGGCTACGGAACGCTTTGGACTGGCCGCGAAACACAAAGCGGCAGCGGACAACTTCAATAGTATCAGAACATGAAAGTCTACAACGGAACAGTCATCGGCGCGAAGAACGCGACAGAAGAACGCGCATTCAAGAAAGAAGGGCTGTCGC